GCCCAAACCCCCTAGGGAGGACCCGTTTCTCATTTTTGAGAAACCTGCCAAAATGGCAGGTTTTCTCATTTGTGAGAAAACCTGCCATTGTGGCAGCCATTACACTGTTGCCACTTTGATCTTGACCCGCGCCTGCTCAGTGCCTGCCACCGTCGTGAATGTGATCCTCAATGTGGTCGTTTGTTCGTCATCATCGCTCCCCGCTGTCCCTCCGGACAACGTGAAACTGATCCCGGTGTTCGCCTCGATCGTCACGGGGTTTCCGTATTGGTCATAGTCGCTAGTGTCAGCTGATAACACGGTCGCTCCGCTGATTGTCAGGGATGCGTCAGGGCTGGTCACGCTGGTAACGCCTGTGATCGTCCGGCCCTTGATTGCTTCCCCCAAATCCACGTAATATGTTTTGGATTCGCCGGTGTAATGCAGCAGCACTTGCCCATCAATGCAACACGTCATCTCCACGGCCCTCCATTCACGATTCTGCCTCTGTGCTCAATGGTCGCTGTCCTGCTCCGCGTCCCCAGTGTTGCCACCCTCGTTCTGTATTCGACTGCCACACCGTCACGGGCTGGCTGTGGTGACGGCGTAACGCCAGAATCAGCAAGCGCCCTTCCAGCCGCCCTCCAACCCTGCTGTGCAAACCCCCTGAATATGAATCGTCCTGTGCTCATGCCTTACTCAATGTCGTTGTGCTGCGGTTCCCGCTGCTGTCCAGTCCCGTGTAATCCACGGTAAACGTATTGCCGCCGATCGTCAGCGTATACGTCTCTGCTGCCGTCTGCGCGTCGCTGCAGGCTCCCACAAGCACAGCCAACGAATAGCTCACCCGGTCACTCACGATTAGCAGATTCGCGGCTGTCGCCAGCCCTGCCTGCAGCTCCGTCACCGCACTGGCTGCGATAGCGTCTGCATCAATCACGTCCATCTGCATCTCGTGCACGTCTGCTGCAACGTGGTTGCTGCCTGTCACCTGCACCGTCCGCTGATTGCTATTCTGTGCCAGCAACACGCTGTCGAGATACCCCGCTCGTGTCGCCGTCCACGCGCTCGCCAGTGCCGCGTTGTCTGTCCCTCGCATGTCTGTATTTACGGTCGTCGTATCGACCAGCGTAACGCGTGACACATGCCCGCTGCTGTTGATGCCGAGTGCTGCGAAATTGGCTGGCACTGTAAACGTCGCCATGCGACTACTGATCGCTGCGTCGATCCGGCCCAACTCTGTGGCCAACTCCGTCCGCACTCCGCCCGCTGTCAACGTGCTACGACTGCTGACACTCACATCAATACGACCGAGCTCCGTCGCCAGTTCCGTCCGGACTGCGGTCGCGTTCGTCGCTGCTGAGGGTGGTGTCGTATATGATGCCGTGGCCAGCCTGCTGCCGACTGTGGTGTCAATCCGTCCCAACTCTGTCGCCAGTTCTGTCCGCACTCCGCCCGCTGTCAACGTGCTGATCGCTCCAGCCATCGCAGTGACTGCTGCGGTTGCTGTGACCAGTCCGCCGGTTGCGTTGGTGGCGTTGGTCTGCAATGCGTCGAACACCGAGGCCAGTAACACCGTCCAGTTATGCACCGCTGTTGCCTGTGCTGTGTTGCCGGAATATATCTCCAGCCGTCCGACCGTGTCCGTGTTGCTGGTGGTGAGTGCAATGGTGTAATAGCCGTTCGCGTCATGCGTCACGGTCGCTCCGCTCAGCGTTGCTGGCGTGCCGTTTTTGCTGATGCGGAAATCTCCGACAACAGCCGTTGTCACGGCTGCTCCGTTGGCGTCCAGCACTGGTCCGACGGTGACTGTTGCGGTTGCCGATTGTCTCAGGATCTTCATGCTCAACACTCCGCTCCGCAAATGATTCGCCGCCGTCTGTTGCCTGCCGTCGGAACCCGAAACGCATAACTCCGTCGCTGTGGTGTCAGCAGTCGCCCAAGACCGCCACGGCCTGCCTGGTACAGTTGCCGCACCTCCGGTGCCGTCAGCCCACGCCGCCAAACGCCGATGCTGTCGTGCTGTCCCGTTGTAAAAAATCCACCGGTGCTGAGACTGCCAATCCGGAACGTCGAGATACTCGGCACCGTTGGCGTCAGTGAGCCTGACACAGCTTCGCGACCATCAACGTAAATCCGGCCAGTTGATCCGGTGCGTGATCCCACAATTTGCATGTAACTACCTGTGAGCGATGCTGCCGCACTAACATTATCCAATCCGCCATTACGGATGGAAAAATAAACATTTCCGTCTGAGTAATACTGCAGCCACGCGCCAGCCGTTGCGCTGGTTCGTGAACCTACAACGGAATCCACCAAAGCAGATGTTTTTCTGACCCAGTAACTGATCGTTAAATCAGTCGCACCGCTGAGTATTCCGCTGTTAATGACCACCTCGTCGTTGACGCCATCGAAATCGAGTGCCCACCCGCCCGGAGTACCAACCCAGTCGCTGCCAGCGTCCATATTTGTGAGGGTGCCGTGCTGGCCCCGTCCGCTGCGGTCCAGCAGCGTGTAACCGCTCGGCCCCAGCGTCGGACACCACGCACCAACCAAACCTTGTAGGATATTTCGGCTCATTGGATTTGCGGGTACTCGCCGTAATATGACAGTTCGTGATTGGCTGCGGTTGCGTTGAGTGCCGCCACTGTGTCATGCGTAACAAACAGCACAATCTTAGACGGCAATGCCCCGCCGAATGCACCGCGAAGGCTGATATTGGAAAAATGATATGTTCGATCTGCGGTGTTATTTGTGGACATGTTGGCAACCGGCTTACAGATCAATGCCTTAATGTCTGCGCTGGTAATCGTCTCGCCTGACACCGTGCCGTCGAACACGTCCGGCCAATTCGCTCCGTCCCAACCAATCGCCCAAACCTGTATTTCCCTTTTGTCTGTGGGGCTGGTGCCGGTCGTGATTTTGCCAGAAGCGTAGATGTCCGTGAACCCGTCCGTGGTATTGTCGATTACGCTGGTTTCAATGCCCGTGAGTTTGTTTGTGTCACTGGCCAAACCCGGAACACCTGTGATCGTCAGCGTCGTCTTGCTGCCGTATTTAATCAGCACATTGTTGGGCATTATGCACCCCCTGCGATTACTTTGCGGGCATTGATCACATAGCCGATTCCAACCTCGCCAATGTCGACGGTGTCGACCCACGGAACGGTCCTGACGCCCAGTGCAGCAATCGCTGTCGCATCCTCCTGCGTCAGCAGATTGTGCTGGATCAGAATTGCGGATGCTGTAGAGACAGCAGCGTTCTGCAGGTCGATTGTGTCGCCAGCCTCTAGGAGTGCCATCAGCGTCGCACAGGCGTCATAAGGTGGCTCCGGCGCTGCTGTGTTGTCACCGATACGCTTAATCGCGGCCAGCTTGCCACGACTCGCCAGCGTCAGCCGGATCTGCTGTGCCGGAACGGGTGCGGCCTGCTGCACCGTCTTTGCGTTCACCGCGTTCGCTGCCTCCTGATCGCTCATGGTGGCATATTGCGGCTGTTTCAGTTCTTCGATCAATGCCTGTTCATTCATTGGCTGCTGCCTGTTGCTGTGGTGGCGTGCTGACAATCTCAATTTCGCCGATCACTTGATTCACTCGATTGCCTGCCGTCCGCAGGATCAATTTCGCACCGTTGATGCTCTGTTGTGTCATGTTTGCTCTGTTCGCATCAATACCACCGAACGCCTGTGCTTTGGCTTCTCGGCATTCCCAAAAACGATCCAGATTGTAATTGATTCGTTCCGTCAATCGGTCCATTTCCGCCATCAATTCGTCGAGTGCGTCCTGAAAGATCTCGCATCCAGGTTCGACTGGTGCCGTCGGAATATCGGGCTCGCTCATATCGGCAACCAGAACCAGACTCGACCACGTCTGACGCAACCAATCGTACAGCCCCGCCATCCTCCACCCCCTGAGCTTTCTTTGCGGCCACCATTGTGGCCAGTTCCTGATTGACCTGAACCATCTCGTAATAGCCGCGCGTCAGTGTCGCCGGACACAACACGCCTGTCAGTCCCGCCAGTATTCCGCCAATCAACTGCCAGCGGAACTGCTTTTGTCTCCATGCCTCAAACGCACACAAGACACTAATCACACCGCACGCCCATGCGGTCGTCGCTGTGTGCCAGAACTCCTGCGTGAAATCAATCACTGTCCACCTCTCACAAATCCATTGAGTGCGTAAATAATGATTGCCGCGGCCAAAGCGAAAACAACAGCCATCCAGCTTTTGCCGGTATGCCTGCCGATTGTTTCCAGTGTCTTGTTCGTGATCCGAATCGACAACCCCGGCATAGTGAAATGTACGATTTCACCATCGTCAGAATCATCCCTCGGCTGTGTCTGATCGTCCATTGCATGATCCGACCTGATTTTCAGATTACGGGTTTCCCCTGATGTTACTCTGTTTTCCCCGCCCGTGCAACATGCGCCGCCTTCACTCGCTCCAGCAGGCTCCCCACGGTGCCCTTCTGGTATCCCGTGACAGTCTGCTTTTTTCCGTCCGGTCCTGTCCATCGCATTGCCGGAACACGGTCGCTAAACCGCACCCATCGCACCTCAACGCCTGTGTTTCCGAGTGCCGCCAAATCCGCCTTCAGAGTCTGACACGGACCGCACCACGTCTCGGAATGGATCTCCAGCACGGGCAACGGCTCCGCAGTTGTCGCCGACTCAGCAACGGTTGGCGTTTCAAGTGCCTGCACTCGTCGTTCCAGCTCGCTGACACGTGCCGCCAGTGTCGCCACGTCTGCGACTCTTGACGGTGTCGGTTCGTCGCTCTGTGTCTGCGTACGGTCCAGCAGTACCGCCAGCACAGCAATTCCGAGAATGCCCATTGCCTGCCTCATGCGAAATACCCTCCCCCGCTCGTGATCCTGTCGTATCGTTCCTGCATCTTGTCCGGCGTCAGCAGGTATGCGCCAAACGGCTCCCATTTCGCCTTCTGCAACTGGTCGTAGCATCGCCTGCTCATCAGATAGTAGCCGTCCCCGTGACTATTCCAGACGGCCAGATACCACACCCCGCGCACCTCGATCGCCCAGATGATTTCGGTTGCGTGTCCGCCGCCCGATGTCGGCATTTTGTCCATCACCCGCTTTGGAGCACCTGCAACCGTCTGCCAGTCGACGCCCCATTTTGTGCCAATATGCCCGGTCGCACCCGCGGCCAACGCTGCCAGCAAATCATCCCAATCCGGCATATCGCCGACCTCGGTGACGTTGCAGTCCTCCGTCTGGAGATCCCTCGCATATCGCTCGAACTCACTCGCCCGTCGGCAGTATCTCAAATACGGCCATGCGGCCTCAGTGCAGATCCCCGGCCCCACCCCCAACCGTGGCAGTCCCTCGACCTGCACCCGCACTCCTGAGTGTATGCTGGTGCCGCGGTCAAGGCCGACATTGCTGGGTGCCATCGCGTATTCGCTGGCGTTGTACGCGTAAATCTCCGACAGCACTGGCATTGTCTGCCGTCCGCTGACATACCACGTTCGGCATTCCGCCCCGTTTGCGGCTGCATTGCCTTGGCAGTCGTTGCGTCGCTGCGTCTCCACCTGCATGACGTTCAGCGGGCTATTCGCCGGATCTCGCAACACGTCCAGATGCCCGCTGAAGTCGGACGCCCTCACGCGCACCGATCGCAGTCCGCTCACCGCCTCACGCTCATCATCAGTGGGCTCGGGTAGTATTGCCTGTGGTTCGGCCACGGCTGTACCTCCTGATGTATTGCGAGTGCTTTTCCGCTGTCCAATTCTCGCCGCCAAACTGCACCGACTCAGCCCTCAGCAGCGGCAGAAACGCCTGCTTGCGTGCCTCGATGTTCGCAGCCCCGAACCAATCCGCGGCCAGTTTCTCGGACGTAATTTCTCCGCTGTCCAGCCTGTCGGCCAGATCGCTCTGCGCCTGACGCCATGCGGTCTCATACGCCCGGAATGCAACAGCCACATCATCCGCAGGTGGCTGTGGTCGCTGATCCGGTGGTGTCGTTTGCGCTGCGGTCACATTCAGGATTCGCCTTCGCAAATCCACCACGTCCGCAGATCCAGCAGGCAGAATCAGCAGCTCGGCTGTGCCTGCCGCCAGTCCTCGGACGATGTACCCATTGGCTCGAGTAATCTGCCGTTCCTCGAGACCCTTGCCACCGGCAAACCTCGAGTATATCACCGATCCCTGCTTTGCTGGCGTGACCTGCAGGACGCCTGCAGGGCTGGCCAGAATCACAAGCGATAAATCAGACTGGATCAGGTACAACTGATCGGTCGCGAAGGTGTCCGCAGTCGGTTGCGGCTGCGGTTCGTCCTCAATCTGTGGTGTCGGCTGCGGTGGCGTCGGAAACTCGATTGTTGGCACGTCCTGCAGCAGTGTCAGCAGCAGAAACAATGCCTTCATGTGACACCGTATTCCGAGCACAGGGATTCAGTGTCTGCCGGCTTCGCGGTGGCGAATCTGGTGTGCATCTTGTCCGCTAGCCGGTACGCTGAATCGGCGTTCATATCGTAGCGCCCAATGTCTGCAGGCAATCCTGTCTTGCGTGCGTTGCGGATTTCTTCGCCTCGCTTGCGCTGGCATTCCAACAGGATCTTCCGGGCGAGGCTCTCGACGTTTTTTGTCCGCTGTCCGGCGTCTGCATGTGCTGCCGCAACCTGCTGCTGCGGTGTCTGGTCCTGCTGTCGCTGCTGTCGCTTCTCGCGACAAGCCTTGAACCACTCGGCAATCATTGGCAGCAACGTGGTAATCACCGTGGCAATCGAGATTGGGTCAATGCCTGCTCGCTTGCCGTCCACGCCAACCGACACCAGTGCTCCGCAATCGTCACTCACCGTCTTTGCAAATTTCTGTCCTGCCTTCATCGCCATCGTCATCCCCCCCTGAAAAAAGTGCCCTCAAATCCCCTCGCTCGGTTGCTCCACCACCGCCTCAATCGTGTAGGCCAGTGCCGCTGTCACCATCTCCCCAAACGCCCTCGCAGCCCTGTCGGCTGCCTGCACCGCTGCGGATCGCGTCGGGTATGTCTCCGAATTGAAAGTGATCTCTCCGTTGCCGCCAACGAATCGCACCCAGTGCTGTCCCGACTCACCGCTGACAACCTCAAGTTTCCACGGTCGCATGTTCGTTCCCCCTCGTGTCTCGAAAACCCCCTGTGTGCTGTCCTCCGGGTTTGGAGAAGGCCCCTGCCGGAACGACGACCGGCAGGGGCGAGGGGGGGACTGCGATGCAGTCGCGGCCAATCGTCCGCGGGATTGGCGAGTGTGTCAATTCTTTTCTGGGTGCTTTTCCGGGACATACCGGGTCGGCTCCTGAATTCCCTCGCACAGACGTGAAAGAGAAAAATGGCCCAAAACGGTAGAAATTCAGTGTAGTGGTAGACCCTATAGGAATTAGGGAATTTACTCTTAATCATGTATATAAAGCTGGATATTTACTAGACTTACGACGCCTCTCTGAATTCCCTGGCGTCAGGGAATTCAGCGGAACTCAGACTTTTCCGCTCGCTGAATTCCCGGAATTCAGGCTGAATTCCCTGACGTTCTTGGAACTCACAGACCTGTCGACGTGTACACCGAAACCCGCTTGCCGTTCGCCTCGACCTGTTCATACGTACAATCTCCGGCAGTCTGCAAATCCTGCAAGATGTCCAGCCGCTGTTTCGGCGTCAGCTTGCGGGTGCGTCTGGTAATCTCTGTCAGCGTCCACGGCTCGCCTGGACGCTCTTGGAGCAGTCGCCTGACCTGCAGGACCAATTTCCCGTACTCGCTGCCTGCAACGTGTCTGTCGGCCCCTCGCAGCATTCTGCGCGTCAGCCAGTTGTTCAAGCGAATCGCCAGATCCGCATCCGCCAAACGAATGACCGGCCATTCCTGCCCGGTGCACCGACTGCAGGCAAACAGCAACGCCAGCTTGTTCGTTTTTTCCGCGGCTCGGCTCCATATCGCCGACCTCACCGGGTCCTCTGTCATCCGTCGCTCACTGATCTCGACGGTGTGCTGATGCAGTCTCTGCTGTGCCTGTTCGTCCCTGTCCACTCGCCGCGGACTGGCCCCCGGAGGATTGATGTCTGACAGATTGCCATCGCCTCCGGTGTCGAGATCCAGCCACCACCGCGCACGCGCGACGATGTCCGTCGGCACGTCCACCCATTCCGGCTCCTGATAATGGACGTACCCCGGACTTTCAAAAACCAAACACCTGCCGATCAAACCGCCTTTCAGGTTGTGTTCCGTCAGCTCGCTCCAGAAATCTTCCGGGCAGGCTGTACCGTAAATAATCGCGTGCGGGTACTCCAATTTCTTGACCTTTTTCACGTCGCCGTAGGCGTCCGAAATCCACTCCGAATCGGCACTGGAAAACAACTGCATCAGCACGGCAGAAATCTGTACCAGATGCGGACTGCCCTTGTCCTGCATCGCCATCACGAGGTGGGCGATTTCGTCCAACTGCCACAGCGTCCGCCAGTGCTCCGCCATGCGTGCGATGATCCCGGCATGACTGCCCACACGCTCCGGCCCAACTGTATCGGCGTGTCCGGCTTGCCGCAGAATCAGACGGTTGATTTTCCTGCCGTGGTCTTTGCCAGACCCGGACAACGCCAGCCCTATCACATACAGGTTGGTGCGTGTCCTGACTCTGTCGATCACCTTGCCCGCCGTCAGTGTGCTCATCAACGCCAGTGCTGCCGCCAGTGCCAGTTCTGGCAACGGATAGTGTGCCGTTGCCAGATTGTGCCGGACAACGTCACCAATCAATCCGGGGACCTCCAGCAACTCCGGTGGCAGTGCTGATTCAGGATCAATTTTCCGCGGCTCTTTTGAAGGCCTCGGTGCGACAAACGCGGACAGATCCAACCCAGACAAATCAACACGCTCCACCGGCAGTTTATCGGCTCGTGGCTTGCCGTTCGTACGTGCGCTCGCAATCGCTCGGTGCAGTTCGTCGTCAGGCAATGGCGATGCGTTCCGACTGTTCCAGACCGCCATCAATTCGTTGACCTGATCCGGTGCCAACCGTTGCCCGCCGCCATCCGTGAAGGCCCAAAGATTGCCCGCCACCCGGAAGGCTTTGTTGTTCCGCTCGCCCTCACTCGCTGGTTCCACGGACTGCATCCACGCTGACGCTCGCTGCATCAATGCGTCCGGCTGTACCATTGCCGGCTGCTGCGCCTTTTTGCCGGTTGCTGCAGGTTTTTGCGGCTTCGGTTCCGGTGCCTTCTGGCTCAGGTACTCGGAACACAACCAATCTATGACGGCCTGCCCGTCTTTGATTTCATCGCACCCTGCGTACACCTCGCCTGTAATCGTCCAGAATCGGGAGTGGTCATAGCATTCAATCTGCTGCTTGCCCTCGCCGATTTTGTGTGTGCACCTGCTGCCGTCTGGCTTCCGTGCTCGGGTGATGAATTTGATGCCGAGACCACTCGGGCTGACTTCGCTGTAGCTGACCTCAGACAGTTTTGCGACCAGCTCCCACGCCCACGGCTTCAGGCTGCCGTTGTCCTCAAGACAGCCGTCCAGATCGACGCCGCAATACGGCTCTTCCAAAAATGTCGCGATGCGGTCGAAGTGCTCGACCGTTTCAAACTCTGCCCATGTGCTCGGGTCATTGCTTTTAGCTGCGGTGCCGGTTGCCTGTGTGGGCATTTTGGTACCCTTGACCAGCTTCCAGCAACACCACCTTTTCAGGGCGGTCAACTCCGTCGGTACTCGCCTGTAATGATCCATCTCCAACGCTCCAAAGAAAAACCCACTACAGACGAGATGCGACCTCGCCTGTAGTGGGTTAAGTCCGGCAACGCTGCCGGGTGAATCAATTGGGTGGCAGTGTCGCATACCGCCACGCGCATCTTACCACGCGCATCCGCGCGGGTCGATCACTATTCCTCAATCAATCGCGATGCAATCTGAGGCAGAAATTCCAGCACGGAAACAGCCAATATGCTGCTGTCGTCGGGATGATCTGCCACCACCTCCAGCACTGGACGCAGCCACGTCTGCAGCCGATCCAGCGCTCCCGACAACTGGTTGCGATAACGCTCGCGTTCCAGCGTCAACGCCCGCACCCGCTCCCGCAACTGCTGCAGTTCGGCGTTGGGCTGCTCGATGCGTCGCCGGTAAGCCCCGCAGCGCATTCGCGGCGTGTCACCAAATGCCTTCGCCGGCACCCATCCGCCCAGTGTGTAGTCCATGCGCGACCATCGCACGTCGCCCTGCGCGATCACTTCATCCGGCCCGAGATCACGCCAGCCCGGCCCGCTCGGGTCGTCTGGTGCTGACTGCTGCCCGATGCGTCGGCGCACCACGTCGTCGTCGGTCACTGTCTCACCAGGCTCCGCCGCCACCCATCGTCCGAGGGGAAATTCGTCGTCCGCGCGAACCATGTCGCCGTCCTGCGTAACGCCGCCGGTCGTCACATCACGCCATCCCGGCCCGCTCGGGTCGTCTGTTGTTGGCTGTGTCTGTGGCTCGATCGCTCCAGCCAACTGGTTGCGGTACCGGTCGCGTTCGCGTGTCAGCGTCTGGACCTGCTCTTTCAGTTGCTCGATCTTGCTCGCTTCGCCTGCGACTTGTCGCCGCGACATTTCCGCGAGATGCTGTGAGGTTGCCAATTGCTCCCGCAACTGCTGCAGTTCGGCGTTGACCTGCTGGCCTGATCGATCGGCCTCGGCCAGCAGCACCTCACACTCTGCCAGCCGTCGCCGCAGATCGTGCACAGTCTTCGGCTTGCTGTTGCTCGGCTTGCTGTTGCTCGGCTTGCTGTTGCTCGGCTTGCTGTTGCTCGGCTTGCTGTTGCTCGGCTTGCTGTTGCTCGGCTTGCTGTTGCTCGGCTGCTGTTGCTCGATGCGTCGGCGGTATCCAGTACCGTATCGGTACGATTTCGTGCCAGCGTTCTGTGTCGCCTCCCAGCGATCGATTCTCCAGAACATATCGCCGACCTGCAAGACCTCATCCGGCCCAACTTCCCGCCAGCCCGGCCCGCTCGGGTCGTCTACCTGTGTCTGTTCCTTGCTCATCGTCACACCCTCCAAACAAACACCGCGTAAAACCGGACGGCAAACCACATGGCCCACCGCCTCCACCTGCCCACACCAGCCCTTCGCAGCATCATCAGAAACACCGCATCGGCAACCATACGATCCTCGGGCGTCTCGCTGCCCTCACACAGTCGATCATGCCAATAGGACGCCTCACGCACGTCTGCCGCCAACGGGTGGCCCATGACAGACCATGCCCAGCGGGGAATACTGGCACCGTCCCAACTGCTGCCGACGTCCTCGGGCCGTGATATGTGCACGCCACCCGGCAGCATATCATGCGCGATGTACTCGACAAGAAATGCCAACCGCTCACCCTCGAGGCACACTGGGGAATCTGCCACGCCTCACTCCTTGATCAATCGCGATGCAATCCCCGGCAGATACCCCAGCACAGCCACGGCCAGCGGGCTGGCGTCCTCGGGATGTTCTGCCACCAGTTCCAGCACCGGCCTCAGCCACGCCTGCAGTCGATCCACAAGTTGCGCCTGCGCCTCCGGTGCATTGCTGTGCTCGATCGCTCCCTCAAGCTGGTTGCGGTATCGATCGCGATCCATCGTCAATGCTTGGACCTGCTCCCGCAACTGCTGCAGCTCGGCATTGACCTGCTGGCCGGATCGCTCGGCCTCAGCCACCAGTGCCTCAGCCTCCGCCAATTGTTGCCGCAAATCCGGCTCGCTGTCGCTCGACTGCTGTGGCTCGATGCGACGGCGGTAGGTGCGCTCATCCACCGCGGGCTGCCCTGCGTGCTGTGTCGCCTGCCAATGATCCACGTTCCAAAACAGATCGCCATGCCGCAACACTTCATCCGGCCAAACATCCCGCCAGCCCGGCCCGCCCGGGTCGTCTGCCTGTTGTGTTTGCTGCTCACTGTTCACTTGCCTTCCTCCATCTGAATCTGTGGTTCTGCCGCTGCAAACTCCGCGGCAACCTGCCACGTGTTTCGCGCGTCGTATCCGCTGTTAATCAATGCCAAAGCAAACCGCCGTGTCAGTTCTCGCCGTTCCTCCTGCTCCGGCGTGATGCTCGCGTCGGACCACTCGCCGCAGAAATTTTGGTCGTCCGTGTATGGGCGTTGTCCATTAAGATCAATGGGGGGATGCCTTTTGCATGTGCCATGACCTTTTTCCAAATGATTCCACCACCTGCAATGCATGCACCATCGCTCTGTCATCGTCTCACCCTCCAAAAAACATCAAAACGGACAATCTTCACCAAACTCATTCACCGCCGTTGTCAGTTCCCGAATCATCGTCGGCTTTTCTTCGCTGAACTCAGCCTGCACGATCCTGTCCCACTGGCCCTCCCTTTTCACCAACAGCCTTGACGGCTTCCGTGCTGATCCGTGATTGAGGGCGGTAATTGCCTCCGCCACGCTCGCCGGGAATGGGAAAACAGATCTCGCATCCCACCACGCAAACGCCTTCTGCAATGCAAATCCTTCATGCTCGAAGCAGACCCATTCACGCACCACAATCCAGCCGAGATTGCCCGCGGGCATGGTGTCGTCGCTGACGTAGTACGACACGCATAGCGTCGGCGGTTTGCCCGGTGTGTTCTTCTTTGCGTGCAGATGCCAATTGACTTCTTGCACGTCGTACCATTGCGGCTCCAATTCTCCAACGATGCTGCTCGTGGTGTCGATCTCGTCGCCGTGTCTCGGTGTCCCGTCCATCTGCCGGACAAACAGATGCCCGCATTCACTGCACTTGACGGCGGAAAGATACACCTCCTGTTTGCACTTCGGGCAGACTTTTGACGGTGCCTCAGAACCGTCGGAATTGCGTGGCTTGCTGATGCCGTAATCGTCCGCATCGAGTGCCCCGTGCCGTTGCAGGTTGCCGCCAAAGTCCAGAATCAGACAGTCTGTTTTTCCGTCTGCAATCCGAAGGCCACGGCCCACAATTTGAGCGAACAAACCGGGTGACATTGTGGCCCTCAGGACGGCCACCGCATCAATCCCGGGCGCGTCAAATCCTGTTGTCAGCACGTCCACGTTGACACACCACCGCAGACTGCCGTTGCGGAAGTCGCTCAACACACGCTGACGTTCGATCGCGTGAGTCTCGCCTGTCACCAATCCAACCTCCTGCCCCGTCAGATCCCGCAGGGCAAGTGCCACTTGCTCGGCATGACTCACACCGGCACAAAATACCAGAATGCTTTTGCGGTGCTCGCAGGCGATTGTCAACTCACAAACCGCTGCGTGAATGATTGCGTCCGTCGTAAATGCGGCTTCCATTTCCGCTGCCACGAACTCACCGCCACGGATCTTGACGCCCTGCAAATTCGCCTGGCTGTCTGCCGGATTGTTGGTCAGTTTGGACAGGAAACCGGCCTCAATCAACGCTCCAGTTTTGGCCTCATAGCAAACGCCGCTGAACAACTTGCCGTCATCTGCCAACGATCCCTCACCCGTGCGGTATGGTGTGGCGGTCAGTCCCACGCAAAACAACCTGCGGTTGTGTCGCTGAAGTCCGTCGAGGAACTGCCGATACATGCTCCCGCCGTCGTCGCTAATTAGGTGCGCTTCGTCGATCACCACCAGACCACGCTGCCCGAATTCCGCTGCGTCCCGATACACGCTCTGAATGCCGGCACATATCACTGTGCTGTCGATGTCCCGCTCATTCAGTCCTGCAGAATTGATCCCGACCTTTAGCCCGGTCAGTCGCTGAATCTTGTCCGCGTTCTGCTGCAACAGTTCTTTGCGATGTGCCACCACCAGTACCCGTTGCCCCCACTCAACTGCCTGCCGGATCAGCAACGCAATCACGATCGACTTGCCTGCTCCCGTCGGCAACACGATCAGCGGATTCCCTCGTCCGTCGCTGATGTACTGCCATGCTGCCGCATTCGCTTCCGATTGATACCATCTCGCTTCCACCGTCACTTCCCCTCCCCGCAAAACACCCGGCAGCGTTGACCGCTGCCGGGTCTCGAACACCTCAACACACAGCCATCAGCCCCACGGATTTGCGGGATTGCTTGCGGTTGGTGCCGCGTAGGATGTCTGCGTCATCGGCTGATCGCTCAACCTCTTCGGGCTGTATCCTTTGACCTTGTTCGTCGGCTCGCCGTTGTACTCGCCGTGGGCGACTGTCACGGTCAACAGCCGATTGTGCAACTGCTGACTATCGGAGATGCTAGCCAACCCGACGGCGTCCATGATCGCCTTCAATCGCTGTTTAGCAATCTGCCCAGCCGTCCCTGCATGACGGATGCAAAGATTGTCCCACAACTTCGCGCCGCTGAACTGTGGATGTCCCTGCACCTGCAGGACCAATTCCAGCATCGCGGCCCCGCCGGACTTCGGGATCTTCATTCCGCTCTCGACAATCACCGCTTGATAATCACCCTCAGGCAACAGCCGCCGTACAGGCTGCGCCTGCACGTTGTTCATGTCCAGATCACTGAGATTCGCCATTGTTATCACCCTTTCACTTCTGAAGAAACACCACTGATACAGTTCACATAATCAACCCACCTAAACCCAATCTCACCGCCTTCGATGTTCAGCCGATTTTTCGCCAACGCTGTTGGCGTTTCGGTACAGCGGATGTATCGCTCGCCGGCACCACTGGCAATCGTCCGCTCCTTGTTGAATCCCTGATCCTCCTTGCGGGTGTAGATTCGATAGCTTGCGAAAAACACCTCGTCACACCACTCCTGCAGCAGTGCTGATGCCGTCTCGTGTAGTGCAGGCTGAAACCTGTCGTATGAATCCGCGCCCGGATCTTGATGTCGCCGAATCGCACAATGTGCCAGCAGGATGATTCCCATCCCTTGCGTGCGCCGCAGCACGTCCAAATCATCAATGACTTGATCCCACAACGCCATTGCTGACTTGTACCCCGCCCCATAGGGAATATCGCTGATGTGTTTTTTCGATGCTCGATCTGCCACATCCTGATGAATCAACGCCTCCAGCCAATCGACGGTGTCGATCGCCAATGACTTGAACCCGTGGTCAGGATTCGCGAACAGCCAACTCAGCGCACCCTTCACGTCTGCGTATGTCCGCAGATGCTGAGTCTTTGCCGTGTCGATGTCGTTCAACCCGTCCTCAAGATTCAGGAACAACACGTCCGGTGCCTGTGCCGCCCATGACGATTTGCCGATGCCGTGTGTGCCGTACAGCATCACACGTCTCGGCACCACCGTTTTACCCCTCGTAATCTTCATTCGTCGTTACTCCTCCCATCACCCATCAAACCTGATTCGCCGACCGTCGGCCAATCTAATGGATCACTACTCAATCGCTCGCGATAGTCCGGATGAATCCGCCGCGGGATCGTCCACGGCATTTCACCAGGATCCCAACGGCCATGTGGTCCGTCGCGTCCGTATTCCCGCAGTTCGCGTTCCCTCGCTCCGTCCTGAACAGCCCCAAAAAACGGGGCAAAAATGTTCTCGCTCATGCGTCCCTCGTAACCGTGAATCGCGTCGTGTTTGTCTGCGGTGTGATGATCTCAATCACCGTCCACCGATATCCTGTGAGTGCCAGCATATTGCGGACTGTGACCTCCACTCTGTAGCGGGCAGGCAGCCGATGGGATTCGCCGACAGCCAACGTTTTCAGCGTTGCCGCCATTCTCTCATCGCCGACCATATGCGCCCTCCCGCAACTCTGACCGCAGAATGTGTGCGTCACGTGGTGCCACGATTGCCAGTCGTGCCTTGTCGTTGCGGATCTCCACCAGCGTAATCTGCACCTGCACTCCGTTGCAGTCGATCACGACCGATTCGCCTGCCGCGCGTCCAATCACTAGGCGTGAATACCCCTCCGGCTTTTCTGGCAACAGGTTTTCGGGTGTTGCCTCCATGATGTCGGGTGCATCGTGCGGAAGTGCTGCGACCTGTGGTAGTTTGCGTTTCATGTGTCCATATTCTTTCACTCTGAGGGTTATGTGCCTGAGGCACACTCGCGAATCCAGATGTCAGTTTGCGGCGTCACTGACCATCGTTTGCATACGAATGCCGATGCCACCTGTTTGTCATCGGCCCACACGCCGCAATCCGTCAATGCGTCGCAGACGGCTTTGCCAACGTTGTCCCAATCCGGTTTGCTATCATGTATTGCGCCCTGCAATTCAGCACGTTTTTTCTTGCTCCACGATGCGGGCATTGCAAATCTACAATACACGTTTAGCTGCACAGGCCCCGTGATTGTTTTCCACCGTGGCGCCGCCTCAATAAACGCCGCTCTGATCGCGACCTTATATGCGTGCACTGGATGCGACTTTGGCAAATACAATCTGCCACGTCCTCCAATCGTGCTCACTCTGTGCCGCGGTTGTGCCACTGGCTCACCGGGCACAATGAAAAATAGATCAGTGCTCAAAATCCGTCCTCCCGCTCTGTGTGTCTCTCAGGTAATGCGACCGTGGAACGCTCCACGCTGTCGGCTGTGCTCGCATGTCCCGTTGTTGCCGGACCTCGTCCGGCCATTCCCGTTGAATCTCCAGACACCGCTGCCGGATCTGCTCCGGTGTCGGGTCTGCTCCGCGTGGTCTCTGCGGGTCGGGATTGACGGCGTCTGCCGGTGCCCAGACCTGCCTGCCGTTCCGCAGCGTGACCACGTACGCCACTCCGCCGTTTTTCAACTCGATGATCGTGGCAATCTTGCCAGCTTGCCACATGCCATCACCTTCAGCCACCAGCACACGCTCACCCAGTCTCCGGATTCGGTTTGATTTCTTTGGCACGTCCTTCGCCTCCTGTCGT